AAGTCAATAGGAGAACGATTAAAAGGAATCGTTTGGGAGTAACCTGTTTCAACTTTTACATTTTCGTAATCACCGAGATTAACGTTGTAAGAAATTGTAACCCAACATTTGTTGTCTTTGATTTCTACTAAACTTTCAGTTTTTTCTGCCATATTACTAATTTTTAGTTACTGAATAACTTGCATAAACAATTCTTGGAAAACCTGCATTATAAGTAGGTTCAAGGAATTCTTCAAGTATAAGTGCTGCACGTTCATTATCACTATTTAATAAAACCGATTGAGCATACCCAATAACAACTCTGCGTATTCCTTCAGCATCTTGATTTTTTAAACCCTGTAAAATTACTTTTACTTTACTCCAAGGTTCACCTTTAATCAAAGCACGGCAAAGGGCAATACTTTCCGATTGTTCAATGGCTGCTTGTTGAGCAATAGCCAACCTACGCTTTACAGGTGTACGTAATACCTGTTCAAGTATTTGCAAGGCGTTACGTGGATGTCCTTGGCTATCTTGTATAATTTGTGTTAATACCTCACCGTGTTTATTACCAAAATCAGGTTCACCTTCTGCTTCGGCTACTTTAATAAGCAATTCTTCCATTTCTTCTTCGGTCAATACCTTGGTTTGGAATTGACTGCAACGTCCTTTAATGGTAGGTAATAGGCTTTGTGGGTCGGTAGTACACAAAATAAAATACACGTGGGCGGGGGTATCTTCAAGTATCTTTAACAGGGCGTTTTGAGCATCCCCCGTAGCTTTATGTATCTCGTCGAGTATGTAAACACGTACTCCACCGTCCAAAGGATTGTATTGGATATTCTTACGCAGGTCACGCACGGTGTCAATACCACGAAATTGAGCCGTGTCAATTTCAACAATATTATTTTCCGAACATTCCAATTTACCTGCTACAATACGTGCAAGGGTCGTTTTCCCTGTTCCGGTCGGGCCATGAAACAATATCGTATGTGGTATCTCGTTCTTTTTAAACATACCACGCAGGGTAACTTTAATTTCGGAATTACCGAAAAAGTTTTCAAGTGTTGTAGGTCTGTACTTTAAATAAAGGCTCATTTCATTAAAAGTTTTATTAGTTGTGAAAACGGGTCTTGTTGTTCTCTGATTTTCCTACCCAATTCGTAATACAATATTGATTTAATGCAAAAATCTGTAAGTGAATTACTATTTTCAAGTAACAAATAATAAGTATCACTATAAGTTGGCGATTTATGTAAATCAACTAAGATATGTTTTAACGAATCTGTTATAACAGCATATTCCTCGTCGGTAATACCAAAAGCATCAACCATGGTTTTATTTGTAATGTCACGCCTTTTTTCAATACGTTCAAGTAATGCTTTTTTACAAAAGTCAAAAGCAAGGTCTTCGGATTCACGGTCATTTTTCATTTTTCTCTGATTTGTTTTGTTAATATTCCTTTTTTAATTCTTTGTAGTACATCAAAATAAAGGTTAAGTTCAAACAACACTATTTGGTGATTTTCGGGGTAACGTTCCATAACGTATTGTTTACGGCTAAGTAGAAATTCTTCAATTATATCCAAAGGTGGTTTATCTTTGGACCGTTCAAGGAATTCATCTTTTTCAATTGGTCGTCTTTGTCGTTTTATTGGCTCGGTAGGCTCAATCTCGAACAGCGTCTGTGATTGTATTGTCCGTATTCGTTTCATTTACTAAGGTTATTTGATCTTCCCCAACCCAAATACAAGCGTAATAATCAACTCCGGTTTTACCGTATTTATCATAGTCCTGTATCAGATACTTATTCTGTCTTTCACAGATAAAATCACTACGCCCGACTACTACATAACGTTTACGACGAAACATTACATTGTCGGTTAAAGCGTACTTGTAAATTTCCCTGAATTTTACTTTACTAATTTCCATATTATTAGTTATTAAGTTTATCAGCCCAACTGCCGTCAACCGGATGAATTTCAACATCTACGTCTAACGGTACGGTAATCCATTCCCATTTTTGACGAATATCATTACACATAATACAACGCATTATTTTAATTACTTTTTTCAATTCACGTGGGTTTACGTCCATTATAATTGAATCGTGTATTTGTCCTACAATACGTGAATCCCAATGTTCTTTTGTTTGTGCTTTTACACCTTCAATTAAACTCCACAATAAACAATGAAATGCTGAACCTTGTATTGGATAATTTATTACATCGTTTTGATTCATTACACCTTGTAAACGAAAACCTGTTTTTGTTTCTACATAACCTTTTTGTTGATAAAGTTGCCACCAATCACGTTTCCATTTGGTATAAACCCCGTAACGTACCTGCCAAAACTCATCTTCAATAAGTTTTACATGATCTGTAAATTTATCCAAACTTGTAAAACCTTGTTCAATTAAATGGTCGGCTAAATGTTTATCTTCAAACGGTATGCCTTGCCCCTTTTTCCAACGCCCGTTTTTAGGTAGTTGACCCCAAGTACAGGCAAGATTAACAGCACAATTCTTATAATAACTACCATAAAATTCAGGAAATATAAACCCGTTTTTGGTAGCACTACGTAAAGTGGAATGAGTAAGTTCTTCTTTATTAAAGTTTTCAATTTTGAATAATTCTATACAAACGTCACGGTGCATATCTCCCGAAATAATATCATCAATTAGTTTTTGATCACTATTATAACAGGCTGCAATACGAACTTCAAGTTGTTTATAATCAAACTCTACCAACTGATTTCCCGGGCGTGGATAAATTGCTTTGCGACAAATATCCATTGCTTCTTTATCACGTTTAGGTATGTTTTGAAAATTAGGTGAATCCGATGAACCACGAAACGTTTTAACAAGGTGTAATTGATAAAATGGGTGTAACGTACCGTTTACCTGTTCCCGTTCAAAACTTTCAAGATAAGTATCACGTATTTTTTTAAGTTTTTTAATTTGTAAAAGTGTATCAAGTTCAGGTATTCGTAACTGTCGTAAGGCTTCTTCGTCGGTTGCACCTTTACCCGTTACGGTTTGTTTAAATACTTTCAAATTCTTTGTTGTATAAAGAAATTTACCAAGTTGTGTAGGACTATAAATATTAACTTCCTTACTTGATTTTAACCAATCCTTAAAAAACGTTGTTTTTAAGAATTGCTTTTCAAGAGCATTAATTTCCCGTGTAATTTCTTTTTTCTTATTTTTTATGTATTCTACGTCAATACGTAGTCCGGCTTGTTCAACCTTTGCCAAAGCCTGAATACCGTCGTGTAATAATTTGTATGCGTCAGTTGCTGTTTGCATTGTTTTAAAATGGCAATGATAAAACTTCAATCTGTTTTTGTTGTAATATGGAAAGTCTAAACTCGTAAATCGAATCCAAGGCGCAGTATTTTAAAGTTTCTTCCCTACCTTGTTTGGTAGCAAAGTATTCTTGCAAACGGTTCAAACTATTTGCATTTTTACTATCGGTAGCCTGTAACCAAGGCGATACGGTTTCGTTATAATTAACGATTCCAAAATTCACGTAAGTTTGGAATTTCAGTCCTGTGATCCCTGCCCGATTATCTAACAAATGAGCAGCCAACATTGAATCCCAATACCAACCACGTACACGTGTTTTAAGACGTTCGTAACTCCAACTTTCCTCAAATTTGAGATTGTGAGCCATTTTGCGTATTGACTTATTGCGTAAAAAATCGGTAAAAGGCTTACGTTTTTCTACTAAACTGGGCATTTCAAAAACAAAAGCATTATCCTCGTCCGTAGCAATGGAACAACAAACTATTCTATGCCCTTTTGCGTGTGGTTTTAAACCCGTAGTTTCATAATCAAACGCCGTTATGCTACCGTATTCAATTTTTGTTAAAGGTTCTAAATCGTCAATAACTTTAATTGTCGGTTTTTCGGGTACAGGCAATTCTTTTAAACGTACCGTTAAAGCCCGTCCAAGGTCAGTTTCCCATACTTTGTAAACTTCTGGTTTATCAATTTTATCAACATATTCAGGTGCAAATACAGGGCAAATCCACGTTTTAAAATCTTGGTCGGGTATAGTCCATCCACGCCATTGATCAATCCCGTTTAAAGCACCTTTCCAACGGTTGCCTATTAACGAATATACTGCCTGTATGCCAAACAGTATGATTACTTTTGGTTTATATTTTTCAATTACAGATAATACAATCCTACGACAACAATCAAGATTATAATTAGTAGGGTCTTTACCGGGTAAACAATTAACCGCATTTATGTTTAAGCAATCTTCAAACAAATCTACACCGAACATACTATAAGTAGCCTGTAATAACTGCCCTACACGCCCTTGAAACGGCTTCCCACGCCTATCGTCGGCAAGGCTTGGGAAAGTGCCAATATTTAATATGCCTTTTTTAAAGTTGCCGTAAGGTTGCATTTTAGGTGTTTCACAATTACGGTAAAGCCCACAAGAATAGCAAGTAAGCGACTTGCCATCGGGTCGCTGTTTTGATTGAGTTTCCGTGCGTGTGAAAAATCCTGTCATTTTACGTTTTTAACGGTGGTAATATAAATCCAATTCGCTTCGTTAAAATAAAGTATATTCTTTACAAGCGTACATTTATCGGTTTTTGCAATAATATCCTTTAACAGAAAAGGACTTAACGCAAACGAAATAGGCTCGTCCGTGTAATGTATCGGTGCTTTTTCCTTAAACCAACTTGTTTCAGATTTACTTTCAACAACAAGGAATTTTTCGGTAATACTTACCTCAATATCGTCTGCAAAATTCTTTTCTTTTTTAATAAATACGATTGCTTTGTCAAGTATTTCATCAAGGTTTTTCGGTAAATTAATCGTAATACCTTCCTGACCGAACTTGATGTATTTTGAAGTATCTACAAAATCTTCAAAAAATGTACGGCTTGAAATTGTAGTACCTTCTTCAGTACGGAAATGAATCCACCCCTTACCTTCCGAAATACTTGTAGGTTTTAACCTTGCAATCGGGTCAACTGATGATTCAGGCAGTAAAAACGTTTTAACCGGAACGTCAATCTTGTAATGACAAACCCTGTAATTATCTGATGATTCAATAAACCCATTTTTGTTTACGTGTACACAAGTAAGTTTTGCGTTGGTCATATCCTTTGAGCAACTCAAAGATACAAATTTTAAGGTTTCAATAAATTCTTGGGTAATAGGAATCCATTTACCTTTTTTGGTAAGTTCCTCTTTTAAAGGTAGTTTAATTTCCTTAGCTAATGCAAAACCTGCCGTTGACCTGCCTGATTTAATTACTATTGCTTCTTCTTCAATAGTTAAAGTAATTTCTTCGGTTTTAAGTTTACTAATGAACTTGTATAGTTCTTCGGCTTGGACAGCACCTTCAATTTCAATACCTGCAACGGGGTGTGAAATACTGATCTCGTCATTGTACGTTACAACGCAACCGTCTATAAACGCAAATGCGGTTGATTGTTCAACCAGTTCTTTGTTAGATAATCCCGGCTTTACAATTTCCAAGGCACGTTTTAATTCTGCTGTATTAATTTTCATATATTCTTGATTAAAATAATTTTGAATTCGGGTTATACTTAATAATTCCTTCTTCTAATTTAGTCTCAAATAAACGGTTTTTATTTTTTTGTTTAAATTTTTCAAATCTATTTTTTGCTAAATTAAAGTAATCTACGTCAAGTTCACACCAGTCTAAATCCATACCTAAATTAAAACAAGCAATACATATAGATCCAGAACCTCCATGTGTATCTAAAATTTTATCACCGTTTTTGGCATAGTTTTTTAATAACCATTCATAAAGGGCAACAGGTTTTTGTGTTGGGTGTATCCTATCTTCTGGAGTAGCTTTTGCAAAACCAGCCCACTGATGTGTAAATTTTAAAATTCTTTGATTAAATGAAGTCCATGCAAGTTCCCCGTGTGAAAAATTAGCTTCTTCTTGCTGTAATTTATCCCAAAAAATCCAACCTGTGCTTAAAGGCAATCGAAAATGATTACCACCCCATACAATTTGATTTTTACTTACCCTAAATAATTCCAACCAGTATTCTTTTGTTGGTTTTACATCCCATTCTTTTTCTTCATATTTTACTGATAATATAGATTTTCCAAAAGTATTACGTCTTTTTGAACTCATTTTAGGTGTTCTTCTTTTAATCATATCCCCCTTTATACCAAGACCATACGGGGGGTCTACAATAGCTAAATCATAGAAATTATCAGGTTTTTCCTTCATAAAATCTATACAATCAGTATGATACAAATTTATATTCATAGGAATTTTTTAGAAAATCTGTGGTTTGTTTAACTAATAACAAAAATTAAAAGTAAACAAACCACAGATTAAAAGAATATGTTTATTTTTTAACAAACAAACCTTCCTTGTTTTTCACAACAGGCCACCCATGTACTGTTAATTGTCCGGGGACTTGAGCAAAAACAGTTTTTTTCATACCATCAACAGGACGATCCGGAAATTTCTTAGACAATTTTTTAATAATTGTAGCCCTGTCAACCCCTGCTTTACCAGATTCTTCAATAATCTGTTTAATAAAAGCAATAACCCCTACTTTTGGTAAATTGCTCGGATTATTTACAACATAAGATCTTTTTGTTTTTACACCAAGATGTTGAAGTAACGCAGATTTCAATTTATTAATAGATGAATACTCTTTTGTAATCACACCTTTAAAAGATTCTTTGTTCTGTTTAACAAACACAACTAAATCATCACGATCATCAAATGAATTGATTTCCGCAACTAAAGGATTTTCTTCTACAACTTCTTTTTTAGGTTTTTCAACCTTTAGTGCTTTTTCGACTTTACCTTTTTTAACAGGTTTTACGGGTTCATCTTCATCATCCTCATCCTCATCTTCTTCATCCTCATCGGGTTCAGGTTCGGGTTTTGCTTTACCTTTTGCCTTACCTTTAGGTTCGGGTTTGGGTTTTTCCTTACCTTTGGCTTTACCTTTGGGGGCAGGTTTTACAGGTTCGGGTTCTTCTTCCTCATCCTCATCTTCTTCCTCATCCTCATCTTCTTCCTCATCCTCATCTTCGTCCTCATCCTCATCTTCTTCCGGTTCGGGAATTTCATCTTCCTCATCATCTTCTTCATCCGCCTGATCTTCCTCTGCGTTGCCATACTTTTCGGCAAGAGCGTCGAATGTTGCCTGTACGGGCTTTGAAAACTCATCACCTTCCTCAACAAGATCAACATAGGTCTTGTAAAGTTCTTCTTCGAACTCGTCCTGTTTCAAACCTTCATACTCAATCGGGGGTTCAATTCCGACTACTTTGTCCAGTTCCTTGTAAGCTACTACAAGGTCTTTCTTTGTTAATTTTTTTGCCATTTTGATTAAAAATTTAATTGTTAATAATTAAAAAATAGAACACTTATTTGGTTAATAAAAACCGTGTACAAAGTTAATAAAAATAAATCATTTTTCAATAAAAAGAACCTAAAAATGGTCGCCCAATTTGTAAACGTTGTAAAATATTTACCTCTTGCGTAGGATGAAAATCACCCTCACGTACTATAATCTTGTTTATTCGCATAATACCTAATTCTTTTTCACGTCCGGCAGGGTCTTGATTCAAACCATACATTGCCGTAACATGGGCATATTTACGTTTATCTTCCGAAAAGTTTTCAAGGTCTAACCGATATGTTTTATAACTTGCAGCATCGGCTTGTGTAGGTGCAACCAATAGCCACTCACCTTCCTGTGATAACGCCCGTAAACCTTTCCAAATATAATTCTGTTTTGGGCGTTCTTCCATACGAATTTCAGATTCTAAAAGGTCAGCATAGTCAACAAGTATTACATCGGGTACGAAACCTTCCTCACGCCATTTTTTAAGTTTTGAACGTATTTCGGTCAACGTTAAAGTCCCATTTACGTAGGTTGCAATTTTAACCGAATGTTTTGCTTTTATAAATAATTTACGAATTCTGCGTTTGGCTTCGTTTGTATTCAACGGTTGTTTTATATCAATTTCTTTTAACCATACCGTACCCCATTTACTTTTTGCAAATTCAAGACAATTATAACAGGGTCGGTATTTTGGATTATTTACGTAGGCTTCTACTAATTCACGCTTTGTAATTTTACCACGTATTTCAGTTTCGGCACGACGTAAAACTCCGAAATCACACTCACGTTCTTTTTTACGACACGTATCTGCCTGATTCTTTATACAATCAAGTACAGGTATAAATTGTTTTCCACAATATTTTTCAATATTTGATTTTTTAGCTACATAAATACATATTCGTATTAACTGTTGATTTTCCGTCATATCCCCGGCTTGAAAAAATGCTACCTTACGTTTTTGATTAAAAGCACGAAACATAAATTCCAAAAGCCAGAATGTATTATGCACTAAAATATTTTCAGCAACAAAATTATGATAATTCTTAACTGTTAAATCGTAGGTTTCTTCTTCCCCAATATATTGTACACTTATAATTTCATCCCATAATATTTGTGAATTAAAATATTTATTGCCTGTTTTCGTATTCTTTACATCTAAAAAAGATTGACGCATTAAAACAGCCTTTTTTACAATTTGTTCTCTTACTGAACCTGAATGTGTAAAAACAGAATTAAAAGATAATCCCAATTCACTCTTTACTTCATCATGAAATGATTTAGCAATTTGCCAAGGAAATTTATCTAAAAATGATTTATAACTTACTTGTTTTTTATTTACTAATTGAATTGCTTTTTCTTGTTTTGAAAAAGTAAAACCTATTTCATTAAAAAATAATATAATATTTTCATAATCTCGTATATTTACAATCCAAGCCCCTGCTTTATTATTTTCTTTATATATAATTCTCGATACAATTCCAAATTTTGTTAATAACGTTTGTACTTGCCGAGATAATACTTCATTCGCCACACCAAATCCTATTTCAGCAGTTTCATTAGTAATCCACCCATCACAAGTAAATAATATTCTTAAAAATAAAGAAATATCTTTTTTAGGTAATTTAAAGATAATATCAGGAATTACCTTATCATAGCATAATTTGTTAAATAAATTATGCTCTTTTAAAAAAGATAAAACATAATTTTTTCCATGTAATCCTTTATTTATTTTTGAATTTTTTATTTTCCCATTTATACCTTTCCATGAAACTGAACAACCCATTTGTTCAATACAATTTTTAAAATCTCTTCTAATATTTTTCTCACCCGATGTAAATCCAATATGAATATATGTTCCATTACCATCATCATATTTATATTCACGTAAACAACCTTCTGTAATAAAATATGCAATTAGTTTTATTTCATGTTCTGGCAAATTCGAATTTCCAAAATAATCTATCTTTTTTGGTACTGCTATAAATGAACCTTTACCTATTTTGGTTAAATCTTTCCAGCCATCAGGTGTTAAAAAAGGATGATTTTTAGTAACCTGTACTTTTCTACCTGTTTTAGTTGTAACTTCATATACTTTTTTAATTCCATTTTTGTAAAAATCTGAAATTTCAGATTTTAAAAAAATTTGTTTTTCTTCATCAAAAGAAATAATATCTTTTCTTTTGCTTTTAAATAAATTATTAATACTAATTTCTTCCCCAGTACTCATTAATACTTTTTGTGTTCCTGTTAAACATTTCCCACGTTTTTCAGGACTAAGAATTGATACGAAACCACCACGTACAAGTTGTTCGTTCCAAAATTCACCCAAAGGACCCGGAAATTTAATTACGTTTTGGTACGTAGTATCAAATGCAGATTCTATTTTTGTAAATATAATATCTTCATCGGAAAGGTCAATTTCGTTACTTTCTTCTTTGGTAAAATCAAGTGGTTTAAAATTTTCCAATAATTTTTGGGCATCCTCAACTTTACCTTTTTGTAACAGGGCAGATACCGTTTCGTTATGAATTGTTATTTGACGTTCTAAAAAATAATTTTTGGTTTCTTCGATAAGGTACGAAACATTTATACCTTTACGTTCATATTCTTCGGATAGACTTGGTAAAATATCTTGTTCAATTTCTTCTGCCAAATCTTTGGAAATTGCCTTACGTTTTAATTTACGAATATAAATAACCTCAATATCCTGTAATGGGGCAGTACGATATTTTATAAAATATTCCCAACACCATTTTGAAATGGTACTCGCAACGTTGCTCTCAATATAATCGGGATTCCAAATATGTTCAAGTTGCCGTAAATATTCTGTTTGGGTGATCAACCCAATTATTATTTTTCTCTCAATCATTGTTTTTTATTGTAAAACGTTTTAAGCCATTATTTTTATCGGTACGGTAATTACCCTTACTTTTGGGTAAAACCTGCTTAAACGGGTTTTCAACGGCATTTCCCAGCCTGTTTTGGGCCTATGCTGTTATGGTAAAAAGTATTTTTGCCTATATTAATCATATTCTTGTCTTGGACGGGTATAATTTAATTCGTCAAACATCGGTACGAATGTATTTTCTTCGGTATCTTTTTTCCACGAACCTTTTAATTCGGATGCGTCATCCAGCCAACGGCTTTGGTGTAACCACGTACTCGGTAATGGAATAAACTTTGGGTTTTGCCATTGTTCTGATTCTTTTTGGGTAAGTATTGCATTCTTTATTTGTCTGAATGTTGGTCGTTCCTTTTTTAAGCATATTTTATTCCATTCTGTAAGTGCCTTACCTTTGGAACCTTTTCTTGGGTAAATAGCCCAAAACTTATCGAATTGTTTGGGAGTAATGTTTTTTGTTTTTAAATCAAAATTACCCAAATCGAACGACGACGAAGTCATCTTATTTGTTTTTTTATTATTTGTTATTATTATATTATCCCTTACGGTTCCGTTACCCTTAACCCTTACGGTTCCGTCAGGGATATCCCTTACACTACTTTTTGTGTAAATATTAAGGGTATTCAACAGAATTTCCCAATCAATAAAGTAGTATTCTTTAGGTGGCACACCAATGAGTTTAGTTTCGATAATACCTTTATTTTTTAACGTTGTTTTGCAGTTACGAATAGTACGATCTGTAAAACCGTATTCATCTGTTAATTTTTGATGAGTAATATAAAATCCGTCCTCCAATAAAAAATTATTATCCTGAAAATATTTGTATTTATCAATTAAATTTGATACGAATAAAGCTGTATTCGGGCCAAATTCTTTAATTAATTTTTTATTTACTACCAAATATGAATCTGATGATAGTAACTCTAAGGCAACGGATTTGTAATTCATTTTGTATTATTATTGAATTAAAGCAGATAATATTCGTGCATATTTAATTACTTTACGAATATTCCAACCAATTAGCCCACTAATAAATGCTTCATCAACATTTTTGTAGTATTTTAAAGCATAAATCGTAATTGAATATAATGCAATTAATTCAGTAGAGTGTTCTTGTTTTAAGAGTAAATCAAGGGTTGATTTACTAATAACAATAGGTTCTTCATACTCATTGTAAAATACTTTATTCATAAAACTTGTGATTTTATAAAACGAATAGGCAGGGGTTCAGCGAATACGGCGACACCTACTACCCTACCTATTTTATATGTTAAAAAAATCAAAGAAAATGAACTTATCATATTGCCGTATTTTAAGTATCTTTACAATACAAATATACTACATTTTTACCATACTACCAAATTTATTTTTACGCTGTAAAACAGGTAGTTACGGTATATTTAACATATAATTTTATTATGTAATTGGTTATTTTAGGCGTATTCGCTTTTTATGAGTACTAATATTCACTTTTTTACCAGTCCAAAAGTACTCATAAAAGCGTAAACTTTTAGTTATTCCATTTTTATTTTTTACCCAAATTGCCATAGCACTGTTTAAATACCCCGCAGGTGGTTCAACAATTACGTGTTCCGAACCAAGTAAAAAGCCATCACGTTTTGCACGTTTAGGCTCTTTCCTTATTCGCACAATATTACCAATTTGGTAATGTAGTTCAGAAGGTCGTATCATAAATCTTGCATTTTAACCCAACCCGAAATAACCAATTTTGGGTATTCCCTACAAGTTTTATCAATTTTAAACGGGGTAGATTCGGCAACAAAATCTTTATCAATATCATAAAATGCTTTTTGTTTGAATTTACCAGTTTTTTTAGAATAACTACCGAATACAAGTTTTTGATACCTGATTTTTGTACCATATTCGGTAGCTTCAACAGTCCAATTTACTATATTCAAATCTTTACAGATTTTTTTGTTCTCAACAAATTCGTAACCACGCCTTGTTAAGAAATTCTGAGCAACTTTGTTACCAAGTTCTATCAAGTTTTCATTAATTTGTACCATCTTTTAATTTTTTATTGTATAAGTTTATAATAAGATATTCCATTAGGATTAATTTTTTCTAACATTTTTTTAGAAATTCTTGAAAAACTATTTTTTCCAATATACCCTTCGTGGGTATTACGAACAAACCAACCATAACTTTTAGGTTCAATAGAAAAGATAATAGAATTATCTTTGTTCACCAACTCCCAACCACATCTTTTTAAAGGAATGCTTTGGTATTTGTATTTGATTCGCACTAACTGAAGTCCGTGTAAATCACAGAATTGTTTTAGAATTTTTGGTTGTTTCATAATATAATTAATCTTATAGTAACATCTTTTAAAGGATATTTTATTCTTATTGTAGAATTATTGTCCATATTTCCGACAACAATTATATGTTTTCCCTGGATATAAAATCCTTTTGCATCATAAATCAATCCGAATGGAGTCGGATAATCAGAGGTTTTATTTATTAAAACCTCTACGTGATAAATCTTTTTTGCTTCAATTAATTCATTCATTTTTAATAATCTCCTTTTCTTATTCGATAAACAAAATCACGAAAAGTTTCGTTTTCTTTTGCAGTTGCCTGTACGGATTTTTCCTCATTATATTTTTTAATTCCTTTTTGGAATTCAGGTAAGCAATCGGGGCAACAAGCGTGTCCTGAAAATAGTATTCCACCAACCGAAGTTGTATCTTCGGTATAATCTTTATTACAGAAATCACATAAAACCATGTTTCCCGGGTCAACGTTGATTACTGTCCAATCTTTGAAAAATTCATCATTTAAATCCATATCATTTTTTAATTTTAAAAGTGTTTAAGAAATGTTTTACGTAATTCTTCCAATTCTTTTTGTTGTTCTTTGAAATAAGTAGGTGTAAAAACCTTTTTGTAAGTAGTACCATCGGATAATTCAATCCAATCGGCAGAGTTCAAACTTTCTTCAATCCTATCAATTACCTGATTACGTATTCTATAATCAGTATAATCAATTTTTGAGTTGTTAAGTAATCCATCTAACAGACCCCTTAACCTAATCCCTGTTTCCATTTTTAAAAATATTTAAACGGTTTAACTTCATTTTTTAAATCTTGAATATATTTTGCAAATACATCACCGTCAAACCTTGAATTATCTTCTCCAAGATATTGAATAAGATAAAACCTTAAATCTTCGGCAGACATATACCCCATTTCAAGCATAGCAAATAGTTCTGCAAGAAAAATATAATCTTTTTTTGTCATTTTTCAATGATTTTTAATGTAATTTAATAATTCTTTTGCTTTTTTATTCGTCAAACTTCCAGGGTCACCCGTAATTTCAACATTCCAAGCGTCAACCCCACGGAATCGTAGTTCTGCAACAAGTTTCTTTGCCTGTACTTGTGCTTGTGGGTCATCGTCGTAAACAACTGCAATACGTTTGAATATGGAACTCATAACACGTACTTGATTACGTGTGTACTGAATACCACTTGTAGCGAAAGCCTGTTGCCCTAACCGCCAAACATCGGTTGGTCCTTCAACGCAGATACCAAGTTCAGGATTCCAATTTTCCTGATCACCGTATAGTATTTGTTTATGCCCGATTGTTTCGTAGTATGCCGGACAAGCCTGATACTTATTTTGTTGTTTTCCGGTAATATCACGGCTATCAAACGAAACAATCTCTGCATTCCAATAAAATGGAATAAAGATACGGAACCGATACGAAACATTATCCAACCGTGAAACGGGTCCGGTTCCTTGTAACATCCATTTTTCAGCTAATTCGTCAGGGTCAAAACCACGACCTGCCAAGTATTTTTTGTGACTTGGTTTTAAGTGTGAAAGCCCTGACGGAAGTTTCAACGGCCTTTTTTCAACAATTTCTTGTTGAATCACCGTGCGGTTTATCCCATACTGCTTTAGAATGTTGGGAACTTCGTAGATTTGAATTTTCAACAATTCTGCCAATGCTTTTGTTGGAGATTTCCAGCCACAACGCCAGCAATGCCAAAATTCTTCGTTGATATTCCATCCAAGGTGATAACTTTTTGAACCCGTACAAAATGGACAATGTACCTGTACCCATCCCGGAGAACAATGTTTATTACCTTCTGTAATATGATCTATACTATAATCTTTTAATAATCTAACTATGTCCATTATTTCTTTTTTTAAGTGCGTTAGATATTTTTAATTTTGTTTCTTCAGAATGTGGTTTTAATTTTTTACCTTTATTCCACACTATTCTTCCATTTTTAAATTGTTATTTTTAATATTCGTGTTAATTCACCTGTATAACCACGGAATTTCAATTCGGTAATTAACTGCTGATCGCTATAAAGAATCAATGGTGATTTTTCGATTGTTTCCTGTTCTTTTGGTGTTGATATTTCTTTTTCAAATTGTTTAAATTTTTCTACAATTACTTTTTTTGCTTTTCTTTTTTCAAGTAATTGTTTTCTAATTTTACTCATTTCTTCGTAAATCACTTTACCGTGAATCGGTTCAATATCTTTCAATTTGATATTCGATTTATAAACTGACGCTGCTTTTCCTTTTCCTTTTTTAATTTCGGAAATGTAACCTGCGTTTTTTACAGCTTCAATAAATCTTGTTTCAAGTTTAAGTTCTTTTGCAAATTTGTGATATACAAATTTTGTACCTTTTTCGTTGATTGAAGAAATAAGGAGATATAGGTTATCCTTATATCTTTCAACTTTTTCTGCTGTTATTCTTTCACTTGCCATATTACTTTTTTCTATAAATGTTTATTAATTCCATTAGTATAGATTTATCTTCATAAACTTTACCGTCAAGTACCTGACTTATTACATTCGATTTTGCTTTTAATAAGTCAATAATTCGTTCTTCAATAGTACCTGCTCCAACCAAATTATATATTGTAACCTGTTTGGTTTGGGTAATACGGTGAATTCTGTCCGATGCCTGAACAAGTTCTCCGGGAGACCATGGAAATTCAATTATTGCTGCATTTGAAGCTGCTGTCAATGTGATTCCAACACCTGCTGCACGAATGTTTCCAATAAACAATTTTACATTCGGGTCTGTTTGAAACCTATCAACTGCTTTTTGACGTTGTATTTGACTTGTAGAGCCATCAATTTTAACTGCCGTTGGAAATTTTTCAAACAGGAAATCAACTGTTTTACGGTGAATACCAAAAACAACCAATTTTTCACCACTTTCAAGAAAATCTTCAATCCAATCGGTAATTTGTTTTAATTTTCCTTTTATTGCCAACTGTTTTAAGATTTCAATTTGAGCAAGGATTGGTGCTGCCGCAACTTTTTCAAATTTGTTTTCCTTTAATAATTGAATTTCATCGTCGGTAAGTTCGTCGCTGACACCGATTTTGTGTCGGTTGGCAAACTGTTTCAACTCATTTTTCAACTCATCGTCTAAAGGACGGTTGAATTTTTCTTGTAAAAATCTTATAAATTCATTTTCAGCTTTTTTGTATTCTGTTTTGTTATCAATTTTAAGTGAAACTTTTACAACGTGTTTCGGTGGAAGTTCGGATAGTACGTCTATCTTTTTTCGCCGAATCATTATTGTACTTTTCAGTATGTGATGCAACTTTTTTGAATTGGTAGCACCACTAAAATCCCAACCGAAAGGAGTTTTCTTTGCCCCACAGTATTCGTGTGCAAAAAGAATAAAGTTTGGAAAGAGCAAAGGATTGATCGCCTGTACGATATTGTAGATTTCGACAGGTTTGTTTTCAATCGGAGTACCCGACAAGGCTACTAATTTCGGAATTGTCTTTACAATTCGTTTGAACGCCTTTGTACGTTTTGCAGAATTATTCTTAATATAGTGGCAATTATGTACTAAGACTTCGTTAGCATAATATGAAGGGTGTCCAGATACTTGTAAATTGTAGACAGTACATTCGGTAAGTTGTTCATTATTTCTTGATTTGAGAATCTCAATCCTTTCCACCCTAACGTTGCCAAAAGCATTTCTTTCTTTTTGTCTTTTTCTATTCTGTCTGGCAATTCGTGTGACCATCCGTCTACTTCTATCCAAATTTTGAATTTTGGTAGTGCTATATCCACTTTGTAACAAGTCGGAAATCCCGTACCCCATGATTTTTTTGTTGGTATTGGATATTCCGTTTTCCATAGTGGCCCTAAAGCAGCCCATAGAACTCTTTGTGCTTGTGGAAGTGGTTTCCCATTCCCGCCTTTCAATCTTTGTCGTAGTATTGGGTGTCCAAATTTTTTCCAATGTGCTTTGGTTTTTTCTATTGTTTCCGGATTTTTTGAAGGGTTGTTTAATTTCATACGTATTGATGATTGTTTGGCTATTTCCGGATTTCGTTTGTAACTTTCTTTTAATTTTAAACTTATTTTTTCTGAAGTTTTTAAATTGTAGACAGCTTTCCTTATTTCCGGCTGAGACATTCTCCATTTCGCTGAACAAGATGTTCCGCAAAATCGTATTTTCTCTGTTGCTGGTGTAAACTCCACCCCGCAATGAGCACATTTTTTCTTTTCCATATTTTTTTAATCTAATGTTATTTGCAAATATATTAAAAATATTTGACCTACAGAACAATTTTGTATTATTTTTTAATTCATTTGCACAAACCCAACCTATTTCTGTAAAGAATGGATGATTTGGTGTAACATCAATAAAAGTATTGTTATTAAGATGAATCCTAATTAAATCATTTGTTGTACGTGAATTGACTGCTTTTACATACCCTATTCCCGTAGCATTATATACAATATCACCAACTTTTAATTCTTCTATATTTTTATTTCCGTTTGGTGTTTGTATTTTAGTCCCTGCTGGAAAACATTCATCAACCACAACGGCAGTAAAATTTTCTGCACGGATATATTCTACCCAATATGGTAGAATATCATAGTTGATAATCACAATTTCCTTATGGAATCTACGTGGAGTAGTACCGGATAGGATTTCTGCCTGAATTCCCATCCAACGATATATTTCACGTTGCCAATTCATTTTCAAACTGGCCGGACAGATTATTAAAACGGGTCGAAAATCCTGATGATTTTTCAACCAAGCCAATGCCTGAACCGTTTTACCTAATCCCATTTCGTCGGCTATTAACGCCCGACCACGACATTTTTCAATAAATTGAACACCTTCTTTTTGAAAATTGTACAGTTTTAATTTTTCGTTGAATGGTTCTGAATGATTATTGTGACGTGTTCGTGGCTCTGATGATGGTGTTTTCGTAGGATTGTTAAATGAATTTGAAAAAACGAAGTTCAGCCGTTTGAGCAAAGCAATAGTGTCTTGAGAATATGGTGTTTCCCAAGCACCATTGGTCTGTTTAAGATATGGAATTTTGTTTAATTCTTGAACAAGTAATCTGTCGTTAGTAGGAAAGACAAGTCGAATGACCTGTCTTTCCCTAAGTAAATTAGCAGTTCTTAGATCCATTGCTTCAACCATTCCTGGATGAAGCCCGAGCCGTCCAATTCATTTATTACAGTATTCGGATACTTTGATTTTGCATTTTCACGTAATTCATTCCAAATTTTAACTGTACGAATACCTTGAAATGCGTTTAATTCTTTTTTTAGATTTTTAAATTCTTGACTTTCCATAACATTAATTTTTAATTGATGAATTTTTACGTGTTCGTTTTACAGATTTCATTCTTTGTTTTTTAAGATAACCACGAGCATTTTCAAAAGCTGCTGTAAATGATTTGGATTTGAATTTAGTTTCTTCAACCCTAAACATAAAATTCCCAGTACTTGAATCAACAATTTCATAGATATGTGCCTTGAAATTACCCGTCTTTGAAATTAATAAGGTTGTCATAGGCGTAAATTTAGGTTATTTTAACGTTACCACAGCCCAAATTAGCCACTTTCAGCCCAAAGATAATAAAATATACCTACCGGACAAAATAGTGGCTAAAATAGCCTTACAATACGTTTCATTTTAAAGAATTTTTAATAACATTGTAGGTGAAAATATTTCATCCATATTAAATGCTTCTACAAATCCTTTTTCAGAATATACAGTTCCTTGTTTTTCAGCCATAGCCATAAATTTTTCATTGGGAATAGCATCAAAATCTTCTTGTGTTTCTACTAAATCA